GCAAATAATCTAACTAAATCGTTTAAAGTATCTAATTGATTCGCAGTAACAGATTCTGTGTTAATAAATGTAGTAAGTAATTCTTCAGTAGGATTAATTCCTGAATTGTATAATGTTATAAATGCATCAGATAATTCTCTAACACTAAATTGTGTTTTACCGGCAAGATTTTGTATTAATGCAAAAGCATTAGTTCCACCTTGTACAGTTCCAGTTATAAAGTTTAATGTTGTTCTTAGATTTTCAAATTCTTTTGTTGTATTAATTATTGCTCTTAAAGTAGCCCCAGTAATAACTCCAAGTATTACATTCTTTAAGCTTAAAAAATTAGTTTTAAGATTATCAGTTGTATTATTAAGATTGTTTAGATTGTTTTTTAAACTTGATAATGCAGACTTTGTATTGTCTATTGCATCAAGTCTTATGTTTAGTTGCTGTTCTGCCATATCTAAGTTTTTCTCTATCCGCCTTCACTTTAAAATATGCCAACCAATAATAAAATTCGTCTTGAGTCATACTCAAAACTTCTTCCATACTTTTACCTAGTTCTTGACCCAGAGCAAGTATGGAATAAAGTTCTGAATCAAGTCTTACTTTTTTTCAGCTTCTTCATATGAAACTGAGGTTAACATTTCTGTTGCTACTCTTGCTATAACATTTGGGTCAGCATTATTCAACAAGACTTGTTTGTCGTCTAACTTAAATATTTTGTTTCCTTCAGAATCTTTAGCTTTAAGAACGATTGCATCTACTAATACTCCTAAATCATCATTCTTAGCACCTTTAAATAAGTTTCTTTTTTCTGCCAAAGTAAATGGCTGACAATAGATTATTAGTGGTTTGCCTTCCTCACCCCATTCGGAAACCTCTATTTTCTTTATTCCTTGACTTTCAAAATGTGCCTTCACTCTATCTATAATATTCATAAACTTCTTCCTTTAACTAATTAAACAGTTGATAATGATAATGCACCAGTTCCAGTAAAGCTGATTTCTGATTCAACTAAACCATCAAAAGAAGCACTTACTGATTTACCAGTTACGATTGCAGAACCTTCATAGAATTTATCTCCACTTGCTTGTCCCTCAAAATATACTTTGATTGTGATTGAAGAACCAACTGTTAAAGCAGTTTGAGCAGTATCAGCTTCATCAAAATATAATGATGCAGTTCCTGACCAAGCAGTTAAACCAGATTTGTATGTTCTTGCAGAATCACCCATTGAAGTATCTTCAATAGTATCTCCAGTTGTTTCTAAAGAGTAACTTCTAAGTTCGCCTAATGTATCGTTGGCTATTTTAATAAGACCCTCTGAGCCTGTGTGTGTTGCCATGTTTTTTCCTTGTTGGTTTGTTTATGGCGTACCAGAAGTGAAGTGATATAAAACTCTCACTACAACTCTTATACCGCCGATTGGATATAAAACACCCTCGTCAGTAGAAATTTCTATGACTTGAGTATCTTTCGCATAACCACCTCTTGTTCTATCATTATTTAATGCAGATTCAATGGTTGTTATGAGTTCGTTTCGTTTTGTGTCTATGTTTGTTAGAGTTCCCTTAACAAATCCAACAATTACGAAATCTGCTGTTGCTTGTCTTGTTATATTTGCTGACAAAATAGTAATATCTGAACGTATTTCGTTTCCTGATTGAATAAATATTGCCGGATATTGTTGTTCAGATAATTCATCTACATTAAAAGGTTGTCTAGTTATTTTCTTTAATGTGATTGGACTAGTAACCGCAGTTAATACTGAAATAATATTACTGGCTATATCTTCTCTTTTGCTCATTTAATTATACTTAGTTTTTTATATTCTTTCATAAATACATTCATAATAGGTTGTGCTTCTCTATCTCCTATTGCAAAGAATCTTCTTTTGCTTTGATTACCCAATGCTTTAACATTTTGAAACTTATTAGCAAAATAAATAATAGCATAACTAGGTTCTGATTTTTGTGTCATACTTGATAGCATCTGGCCAGAAAAGTTTAAGTCAGGAAATTGTACTTGTCTTCCAGCTTTTAATCTAAAGTCTTTGTAGGCTTGTGTGTATGGTGGGAATTTAGAACCATCAGCACTAATACCTTTGCCGGTTCTTTGTTTGATTAATCCCATAACAAATTCAGCAGTTCTTCCTAATGCAGTCTTTACAATATTAGGTTGTTCTCTAACTTGTCTTTCAAAGTTCTTGGCAACTTGGAGTGTGTTGTCTTGAACTGTAATTTTCATCTGATAACTTTTAATCTATGATATGGTGCTTTTTCTGCATCAGCTATTGTATTAGAATCATCAGCATCATACTCAACACCATCTCTAAGTATCTGTTCCATTTCATCAGCATACATTTGTTGATAGTGTTTCATCATAACTTGGAATCTATCAGGGTTATCGTTTGAATTAAATTTAGTTAATTGTGGACAAGCATAAAAACCTATCACTCTAAATACACTTGCTCTTTTAAATTGAGCATCAGTTAATAGTGTTGCGTCCATTTCAGTTGTGTTTAATATTGCTATGTCTCTATAAGTTTCCTTAGCATAAACTGGAAACCATTTAATTCTTAAATCTCTTTCAATATCTGCTCTAGCTTGAGCATGGTAGTCATTTGGCGAAGTAAAGTTAGTTATTCCAAAAGTTAAAATATCTGGTTGGTAAAATGTTAAATCTGTGTCTTGTGAAAAGTTTGCCATAATTTTTAAGTGGTGGGGCTTTTACACCCCACCGAAGTTAATTAATTACAGAGCCGCATCTGTCAATACAGATACACCGAATGTGTCTTTGATAACACCAGTTCCGTATACGATTGAACCTACAACTTCTGTTGCTCTTAAAGAAGCATCTCTTTGAGTTTCAATTTTGATTTCTTCTTTAATTGCTAATCCTAATGAAGCTGGGTGGAATACTGCACCATAAGCATCATCACTTGCATCGATTGAAATGTTTGCATTTTCAAATACATCAATACCAGCGATTCTGCCGATATATCCGTTTCTTAATGCTTCATTACCAATGTCAGACATAGCAGTTGCAGTGCCTGAGTAACCAGCTTGTGTTAATGTTTTCTTTAAATTGAAAACAGCTTTAGGGTGGAATACACCATAATAAGGTGCTGGTACATTAGCACTTCTTAAGATTGCTTGTGCTTTGAAAAGCAAGTCAGCAGTCAATTCAGTTCCTGCACCACCTTGGTCGTTAGCAGAAGCGAAATCATCTAAAAGACCAACTAAGTCAGTATCAACTTTCTTAGCTAATGCTTCACCGAATAATTTACCGATATCAGCCGCTACGTTTCTAGATGCAGAATCTCTACCTAAATCAGTTAGAGTTGTCATAACACCTACTTCAGAAGCTGTGATAGTTGCTGAAGTTGGGTTTACTGCTGTGTTTGATAAGTCAGTAGCTTCGTTTACAGCCGCCGCACTTACTGTTGGGTATACTGGTACTTCAACAGTCTTACCTTGACCATTGATTGGGTATACAGTTACAAGAGGTCTCATTACTGAAGTCTCTTGGAATGTAAATATAGCTTCTTGAGTTATATTTACGTACAGTTCACTTAGTGTTGAACTTGTTGTTTCATTTGCCATAGTTTTTTTTCTTTATATTGTTGGTTTAATTTTAAAAACACTCTGGTCTCTTTGCTTTCTGTATTCAGAATATAATTTTCTGTCTTCAGGTTTGCTTAAGTCCAAAGCACCAATATTTAAAGGCTTTGGTGTAGCCCCACCAATCTGAGCCTTGCTACCTGCACCACTTGGTGTGGCAGTAACATGGTGTGGATTGTTTTTTAAATAATCAGATACCAATTCATTTACAGTCATTGGTTCTCCTTTGTCTGAATATCTTGGAGTTCCATTATCATTGATAACTTCAACTGCCCCATTTTCATTTAAACGAACACTATTTCTTAGCAACTGTTTAACTTCTGCTGGTTTAACAGCTTTCAGTCCACTAGCTACATTGACTAATGTTTCGTCAATTCTGATTTTAGATAATTCAGATTCCAACTGCTTAATCTTGTCGTCCTTCTTTGACACAGTCTCTTTTAAGACTTTATCAAACTCGCCTCGTTGTTTTGCAAGTTCTATTTCTTTTTGCTTCTTTTCTTCTAGTAACTTTTTGGCTTCTTCAATGTCTACACCATCAAGTTTATTAGATATAGATTTTTTAAATCTCTCTAATCTTCTTTGTACTATGTTCTCTACTTGTTCTTCAGTAAAGACTTTGTTTTCAGATTGAGTTTCAGAAGCTTTTACTTCTCCAGCTTTTGTCTGAGTTGCTGTATTCTCAACCGACTCTGTTTTAACTTTGTCGTTCATTGTTTGTTCTCCT